GGTGGTGGCGGTTTTGAGATAAGCGACACCAGCACGATCAAAAACAATAGCGGCATAACGCCATTGGCAAAAAGGGAGGCCGCCATTGGTTCCACAACAAGTGGCGGTTCCGGCGGCCTGTTTTCTATTTTTGCCCAGTACTTTGGTGGCAATGGTGGCGACCTAAACGAGGCAGGTGCACAGGCTGAGATATTTGATAACGCGGGCACAAACCCGAGCGGCGCATTCGGCGGCACCGCAGGCGACGCTATAGCAGAGGGCGCCGATCTGGTAACATGGGTTAATAAGGGCGACGTACGCGGGAATGAGGTTATCTAATGGCTAAAGCGGTATGGCAGGGCTTCATCCTAAGTCCCGAAACAGGAGAGCCGGTAAGCGGCGCAGAGGTGCGCGTTTACGACGCCGACTCAGGCGCGGCGGCGACGTTGTACGAGGATAGAGACGGCACGCCGCTCCCCGGTGGCTGGCCAGCGACCAGCGATAGCGAGGGCTTTGTGCGGTTCTATGTTGACCCGTCTCGCATTCGCGTAGTGGCCGATGATGGCGCCCAAGTGGCAGAGTTTAACGACGTTCTGGCCGGCATTGTTGAGGAGCCATACTTTTCTTCTATATCCGTCGCCGCCGACACTAGCGCCACCATTGATATGCTTTCTGCTCTGCCTGAGCCGGGCGTGTATTCGCTGTCCTGCCAAGGCGGCACAGTATCGGATGACGGGGCCGCATTGCGGCTAAGGGTGAGCACTGACGGAAGCACTGTTGAGTCCGGGGCCAGTGACTATAGCCGTTACCCAATTTCGGGCAATCCCGCCTCTGACGACGACGAAACCATCATTACTTTGGGCATCGGTAACGATACCGGCGAGGAGTTCTCCTTTTCCGCAACGATTACCGTTGACGCGGAAGGGCGGCTTTTCTCACAGAGTGATGCCGTGTTCACCGACACAGCCGGGGCCGCTGATGGCATTAGCTACGCATCACGGTATAACGGCACTGGTGTGACGGGGGTACAGATTTACCCCACTTCGGGTACAATCGTATCAGGCACATTCACCCTGAGGAGGGTGGCATAATGACCGAAATATATATCGACATGCGCGAGCTAACCGGCGTCGAGCCGGATGACGCGCTAGGCCCGCACCGTGGGCGGTTTAAGATATATCCGTTTGCGCTGCTTTATCGGTCTGACCACTTCGTCACCAAGCAGGCACTAAGCATTCTGATTGACGGCACTGGCTCGGTTTTCCTGCCGCCGACACTGGCCGCCGAAGGCATGGTGTTCGACCCTGTAGGCATTCCAGGACTAGGGCGCAAGGTGTTTGCGATTCCCGACTCGCCCACGGCAATCAATTTCGTTGATCTGGTAGAGCTTGACCCGGCAACGCTTGACCCTACGCCGGATGTCATTGCCGCATGGCAGGCCGCGCTTGCTGCCTTCGATGTGCGACTGACGGCATCGGAAGGCGAAATCGACGCGCTCCAGATTGCGGTTAGCGGCCTCGGCACGATGGCGGCGGTGGATGATGCTCCGATTGATGGGACGCTATACGCCCGACGTGACGGCGCATGGGTGCAGGCTGCAACCCAAGACTACGCGGAAGATTTAGAAATCCTGGTGCACCAAGGAATTTAAAATGGCTACGAAAACGGAAAAGAATTGGACAGTAAATAGCTATACGCTAGGGACATGGACAGATCTGGTGGCAGAGCCGTCAACAGTGGCCGCTGTCATCATTGCGGCAAATGCGGCGGCCTCGGTATCCATCAGGCTGGAGGATGGCGGCAGCGAAGAGGCCATGCTTTTACCTCTTTCCCCGGTTGGTGACAATGAGGCTTACAGCTTTGATGTTCGTTCGCTCAACATTACTGGCACGCAAAAGCTGCAAGTTTTCGCGGATACTATCGGCGTCAGCTTTACGGCTAGCGGGGTGGTCTGATGTCTGATCTGATGTCTAATCTGCTAAAGAAAATTGTAGTTGGCAGGCCGTGGAACCCGTCGCGAATCTTTGAAGATGGGACTGACGGTTTCTGGGGCGATACGACCGATAGCGCGACGCTATTTCAGGATAGCGCGGGCACTACACCCGCTACATCCGGCGACCCCTGTGGTCGTCGTGTCGATAAGTCCGGTAACGGCAACAACCAATACCAGCCCACTACCGCCGCCAAGCCAACCGTTCAGGTTATCAACGGCGTTCAGGCGCTTGTGCTTGACGGTACCGACGACTCAATGCTGGACGACGTACCAACCGGCGGATGGACCGGTACGTTTGTGCAGGGTACGGCGCTAGGCGTCATTGTTGGTGAGGTTGACGTGCCGGATGGTCCGTACCAGATTCCGACCGATCCGAACTATGCGGGGCCGGGGTCGGACATTCACACGGTTATCGCTGACCGCACACTTGCAGAGAATGAGCTTGACCGGCTTGTAGATTGGGTCGGGCAGCGTTGTCCGGTTGCCGACTTTTCTACCGTCTCCACCGGATTAGGTGATGGTCGAGGCTGGTTCAGAAATAGAACGGATTTAACTCGGCTTGATTGCTCCAGATGGCGACCTGAATTTGAAGATTTGCGAGAGTTTGCAAGAGGTGCATCGAATGTAAGCGATATTTCTGTTCCGTATTTAGTGACTGCATCGACAGAGTGGCTCACCAACGCATTCAGAGGCTCGAACATTACATCAATTGACATAAGCAATTGGGTTACGTCTGGCCTTATTTTCAACGCCATTAGTTTGTTTGACGGTTGTACAAATCTGGAGACTGTCACCGTTTACGGCGGTACAGGGAGTCCTTTTTCTGATAGCCCATGCATCAACTACCGTGACGCTTTTGCAAACACTAATCTCAGCCAACAATCCTACACCGACATTGTGACAGCCATCGAGGCAGCGGGCACAAGCAGCGGCACGCTCGGCATTACCGGGGGCAGCGCAACAACAACCGGCGCAGCACAGACAGCTGTGGATGCTCTGCGTGGACGCGGCTGGACAGTAACAACACCGGACGGGTACTGATATGAGCGAATACGTCAGAACAAAACTCACCATCCCGGTTCAAATAGCCGACGCGGCGAACCGAGTTTCCGCTGTGTTCGACCCCGATACCGGCGGTGGTGACACGTTCGGCACGGTCGAGCTATCTCCCACCGGCGAGGCACCCGCAACGCATTACACGGCTAATACATTAATTAAGGCTCAATACCTTCCGGTGCTGAGCAATTACGAACAGGCACTCGCCGCGCTCACGCAGCTAGCCGACGTTTACGGCAGGGAGCGGCCAGGCCCGGAAGACGTGGCCGCGTTCTGTTCTGGCGTGATTGTGGGTGAGCCGGACGGGCTGGTTCGTGTCGTGGATGATCCTTTATGAAAGCCTCAAACCTGAAATGGGCGGCAATCGAAAACTTCCCCCCGGAAGAGTGGCCGGTTGGCGTCCTTGAGCATATGGACTCGAGCATTATCTTGGCGCAGGAGGGCGTGCGTGAGGAGGCAGGCGTTGCAATGCTGCCATCGCCCATATACGGCGCACACGTCCGCGATTCAGGCAACAGCCGACACAGCACACAGGGCGGAACGCGCCTGAGCGACGCTACAGACACGTTTATCCCCGGTGGCTGGGATGATGCCCTGAAGGTCTGGCAAGCGGCACAGCGGTGCCCTGAGCTGGGCGGTATCGGCATCTACGTTAACCGGCAGTGGGGCGGAAGGATGCCTATGCTGCATCTGGACTGCCGACCGGAGCGCCTGCTGTGGGTGTGCCGGACGCATCCTGTCACCGGGAAAGACGATTACATTTACTTACCTAACGACCCTGCGCTATTCTTTGAAGTAATGGCAAAGGGTCTGGAACCGGAGAGCGACTGATGGAATATATCAACTGGATTGGCGAGAACTGGGAAAGCGTGCTGGCGGTTATCACTGCCGTTATCGCTGTGGCATCTGCCGTATCTGCTATGACCGACACGCCGAAAGATGATGCTATCGTGTCGAAGATCAAGCGAATCATCGACGCGCTGGCGCTGAATGTCGGCAAGGCGAAGAAGAAGTGAAATTCCTCGAAGTCCTCGCCGCCGTACTGGCCCTGCTGCTGGAGAGCTTGCAGGGCTGGCGCAAACGCAAGGACAAGGAGCAAGTAGATGAAGCGGCTGATGATCCTGTTGCTGATCTTGAGCGCCGCGGCTGGATGCGCGACGAAAGGGGCGACCCAGTGTCCTATCGAACCGGCGAGCCTAGACGGCCAGACAGTGACGGTGACTGATGATGCTGTTACCTTTGCCAACGGTTCGCCCAAGCCTGGCAAAGGCATTTACTTCTCTGAGGGAGATTACGGCCAGATTATGGCTTACCTTCTTGCACTGGAGCAGGCGGTCGGATGCGATTAGAGCGGCTGAAATCTACGGCCTTATCTCCCTCCTTCTTCTTATATTTCTAATCGCCTTTGCTGCCTATTTCGGTGTATGTGTGATCGCTCACATAGCGCATTTAATTGAGCGGGCGCATAATCGGTTGTAATATAGGCAGATAACTGGTTACGGATAATGGTTGCCCTGATGGCGGATGTGGATGTTGCCCAGCAAATTAGTGAGATCAAAGCATTGCAGGGCGAACAGCTACGCGCCACTAACGATCTGTCGGTATTCCTCGGGCGGATAGATGAAAGGCTGAACGCCTACGTCCGCGACTTGGAGACCTACAAGAAGGACAACAACCGGCGCGTTATGGCCCTTGAGGACCGAGCCGACGCCACCGACCGTCGTATATGGAAATGGTCTGGAGCCATCGGAATTATCGCTATCATTGCGGCCCCGCTGGCTGCACATTTCTTACCCGTGCAACCCTTGTCACGGAAGGCCGAACAGGTCGTCGCCACAGAGAAGCGTCAGGATTACTACCCACCCCGAAAAGAACACCCACAAGAAGGCAAATAACACCCTGTTTTGCCGCCAGATACACCGCCTGCGTGATGTTACGCGCCCCCAGCTTCGCCCGCGCACGGGCCAGCAGCTTTTCAACTGCTGACCGGCTTAGGTGCATGGCGTCCGCTGTCTGGTCTACGCTGAGGCCGTTGGCGATGTGTTGCAGGGCGCGGGATTGGTGTGCGGTGGGGGTCACTTGGGCGGCTCCGGCAAATGCATCCAATGGGTTATCTTGTATCCGTTGAAAATATCAATATCGTCACCGTAACCCATCATGTCTTCCCAGTGCGCGCCGTTATGGTCCAGCACCAACTGGTAGGCAATGTGCTGCACATGGCCGTTGTAGCCGCAAACAATAACCGGCGTTCGCTCTGGTGGCCAAGTCCCAATTATCTCAGCATCAAATCCGCTCCATTCGCTCATTTCTTCCTCCAATCATCAACATTCGAGCAGTAGAACACATGCCCGCCGATTTCGATGTCAACTATCATCCACTGCGCCCAGTCAGGCTCCATGTCAATGTGGGCGAAGTGATCTGCGCAAGTGCTGGCCGTTGTCGGGCGATCCAAGACAATCTCTGCAATCTGCTCGGCCTTGCGCCACGCCACCGGCTCAGTCACCGGCTGATGGTCTGCTGTCCACTCAAACTGATGCGGCTGGTACACGACCTCGCACACGTCATCCGGCCACCGGCTATCCTCAACGCGCCGCATGATCGTCTCAGCGACGGCGAACTGACCTGGTTCTGGCTCTCCGCGTGCCTCGTGGTAGATAGCGGCGGCTAGGCATAGGGTTGCTGTCATACCCATCAGAACGCCACCTCAACATGCAGCACAGACACCTCAACGGCGCTCGTGGCGACCAGTGCTAACGGGCCAGCCTGCCAGCGGTAACGCAGCCCGCCCACTGGCCTGCCGTAATCCCAGCCCTCATAGCCAGTCCATACGGCAGCGTATGCGCTGAATCCGTTACCTAGAGGGTATTCATACCCTGCGCCGTATGCCTCGCTGCCTTCGCTATTTGTAAACGCCATGGCCGACCAGCGATTGCAGGACAGGCCGATGGCATTGTGCGTTTCAGTCCAGTCTGTCGAGCGGTCCAGGTGATATGACCAGCCGCCAAGGATGAGGGCGCAGGTTGCTGCTACAGACATAGCACCCCCAAATACTGATCCCGCTCATTCCAGCCACACAGCCAGCCGGATCGCAACCGTGCGTCTGTCGCCCCATACGGGCAGTCGTCTTTCGGCTGCCCTGCGTCACGCGCCTGCCAGCCCTCACCCATGGCGCGGGCGAGGTCGGCGGCGTGTCCTGGGCCTTGTTGTGGTCTGGACATCACTCCTTCTCCTTGAGCAGGGCAGCGGCGTGGCGATGACTCAGCCACGGCTTTTCTTCTTTGCCGCTGCCCCAGCATTTGTCGCAAACGTCAGAGGTCATCATCTGCCCGCCAATACCTCCTCGCCAAGTCGATGTGCTGCCATAGACCTTGATGCCAGCCCCCGAACAAGACCGACAAACTTTATCGAAATCAGGCGTTATCCCGCGCCACAGGAGCATGTCGTAGTGCATATTTTCGCGCCGGGATTGAAGCTCAGAAACCTGACTCTCCAGCTCCACAATCCTCGCCTCAGCCGCTGCGAGGGCGGTGTCTGTATTCGTATTGCTCGCCGGTCTTCGCACAAACACAGGATTTAGCGGATAGCAGCGAATACAAGGGAAATCAGGATGCTTTAGGTTTTCGCAGTTTGGGCACGGCTTCAGCTTATCCATGGTCGCTCTCACCTCCGTTATGGGGGGGGCTTGTCGGTGCACCCAGTGCAGCGCAGTCCCTTTTTGGATATGCTTGAATCCAACCCACAGCTTGCTCCACACCATGTGCAACGACCGGCAGACTTCCTGAAGCACCAGCGCGACAGCCGCATCGCCAGAACACCAACCAACGTTAGTGATTCTCGGTAGGCAGCGCCGATAGCGGTATCCCATTTGATATTGTGCTTTAGGGCGCCAGTTTTAAGGCTTCTTGCGTGCGGGTTTGTCAGTATGTTCATCCAACCTTTCATCACTCCTCCCCCTCGTCGTCAGTGGTGCGGAGGCGGGCGGCTTCATCAATTTCGCTCTTGAAAATCAAATCCAGAAACCTTGCACAATCTCGATAATCTTTAGTGTTTTCAGGGTTGTCCAATCGACCGCAGCAGACGCGAGCGTAAAGCATCGCATCTAAGTAGCCGCTGTCGTAGGCACTAGAGACACAATTATCGTTCTCCGGCATAGAGGGGGCGGGCACCGCAACAGATGGCGGGGCGGGGTGGGTGTAATCATGCCCCATGCGATTAAGGTGCCGTTTCAGCATGTACAGTGGGATGTAACACTGATTGTCAGTGTCGGGGTAGAAGAAGCCCGATTCATCTTTCGCGTATCCAATTTGGGCGGGATTGGTGAAGCCAACATGAATGATCTCGCCAGCCTCCCCACCATTGGCGCTAAGGGCGGCTTGCATTTTGCGATGCAGGATAGAGCCTGCCCCGATGCTGTTCTGCCCGTGGTCACCATTCAGGTATTCCACGGCTTCCTGTAACGCCTCTCTCACTGAATCACTCATCTCTATCTCCTCAATCAGTCCGCCAACCATATCTCGGCGGCATTGTGTTGTCTAAGAACGTTTCGGACTAAAAATAACGGGCTTATAACTCGGGCAGTCCGCCCCGTCCGGCATCTGCATCACCGACACAGGCCGGTACGCCTCCACCTGCTTGCCTTCCTGGTATCGGCGGCAGGTGTCACGGCGCGGGCACTTCGTCGACCGGCTCCAGCCCGTGCAGTATTGGCCGGGGACGCTATTCACCGTACTTCTCCAGCCTCTCAACTTCGGCCTTAGCGTAGAACAGCACCTTTCTGGCATCCCGTAGCGCGTCGCTATGGCTGGCCCTGCCCTTGCGGTAGATGGCCCGGAATATCTCCCCGTCCTGCGCGTTTAGGTTCCGGTAGCTAATGAGGTGCTGTAGCTCTGTGGCGCCTTCTGGTAGCTGGTAGTAGCTGGCTGTGCTGCCATCGCTCGTGTCGATAGTATCCGCCCCCACGCTGTACCGGTCTGCGTCCAGTTCGCTGTCGGGGTGGGTGTCGAGGGGGTCGCCATAGATGCGCCGATAGTCCGCCATGGGGATGCGGTAGTGGGTGATGGTCCCGCAGCCAGCGTCTTGGTTCCAGAGCCAATATCTGCCCAATGAGAGACCAGTTTTGTCCTCACCTCCATCTGCCAGTCTCACGGAAGTCTTGATGTCCTCAACTCCAAGCGGACACTCTTCACCCTCATGCTCAATCCACGGACTCCACTCAATATCACTCATAACTCAACGCCTCCCGCGCTTTCTGTAGGTCTTCTGTTGTGCATGTCCCCGCATCATCGCGCCGACCGATAACAGGCCCGCCATGCGCCTTGCTGTAGTGATATGCTGCCACGGTGATGCAGTAGTCCGCGTGTTGGTGGTCGGTGCTTTGCTGCTCTGAATGCTTGGCCAGGAACCCGATGGAGCCGAGCACCAGGATTCCTGCGAAGTAGATAGCCCAGTATTTCATTGTTGCTCTCCTTTGGCGGCCAGATCAGACAGCCGGGCAAGGTCATTAGTGATGCTCTTTACAAGGTCATGGCGTGACAGCCGGGATACTACAGCGTCTCTGCCTTGAATGCCGGCAAACAGCCGATCAATCTGGCGTATCGCTTCTATCGAATCCCTGCCAGCCTTTGTGAGTCCGACAATGTGCCGCCCGCTTCGGATGAATATATCGTAGCCAAGCGCCTTCTCTACCTGTTTTAGCTTGATTGACATGCCCGGTTGGCCAACGCCTATCGCCTTTGCGGCTTTGCTAATTGAGAGGCCGTCAGCCACCAGAACGATCAGCCGGATGTCTCGCTGGTCAATCAGGTGGCCGCTCATCCCTCACCCTCCACCAACGCCCGCAGCTCACCAGCCAGCACAGCGTCTTCACGTTGCAGCGCACCCGCAAGATGAACAAGGAATTGCAGTGGCTTGTCACCGCCCATTGTGCGAGCGCCGTGGATGGCGTCGCGGATTGTTTGCTTGGTGGTTTCGTTCATTTCCGGCCCCACATAGCAACCAGCTTGCTAATATCGGCGGCAATTTCCTTGGCCGAATCATCATCGCCAAGGTGGATATTCTTGCCGGAATTGTCGATCAGATACCACTCTCCGTGCGCGTCACGCTCTACGCTGTAGCTGTCGCCGATGTCGGCTACCATCTTGCTTCCGTTAATCATTGTGATACTCCTCCCAAACAGCCAGCAGCTTGTCGTGGAACCAGTGGGAGACGGCGCGGAGTGGCTGCGGTACTGCGCTGTCGTCTTCCATGGCCAGGATTTCGATGATGGGCAGGGTGTCGATGATTCCGTCTTCCAGCATATTCTTGATATAGCCTGAGTCTTCGCATTCCCGGTGAAAATCCCGCAACACCAGTGGGCGATACTCATGCCGCGCAAACAGCAGGCACAAAGCCAGCATTTCATCAGGCAGCTTATCCCATGCCAGCTCATTAGCCAGAACAGGGTCGCTGTCGAAGTACGGCATAGGCTTATCCGCGCCATGGATGTGGTCTTGAAAGTCGTGGTCGCTGTCAAAGCGGTGGGCGTCGGGGTGGGTCATTATTATTCTCCGCTTTTCCATTTGCCTGTGTTCATGTTGTAGTCGCGCAGCTCTCGCTTCAGGTCATCAAGAACATAATTGGGTACATGGCGAAGCCTGCCACGAAGAATTGAAGCCATCGCCGATGCCTGTTGGTCAGCAGCGCGCATGGTCTGTCTTGCTTCGCTGACTGCTTCTCGCATTAAGTCAAATCTGCTCATCTCTCTATCTCCTCATCAACTGGCCCCAACTCTACCGGCTGGCGGCGGAGTGGGGAAATACCGTTTCGGCATAGTTGGGGGGGGTTGTTATTCCATCTGATTCTATGCCAGCACAGAAGGCGCATTCTGAATGATGTGCTTCACTTGCTGGATGGTTAGCCCCATGCGCTTGGCTACGCCGCTGGCGGGCATGTCGGCCCACAGCCCCAGCACACGCTCATAATCCAGGCGGCTGTGCTTTCGTAGGCCGGATCGTTTGATAACCTCAATCCCAAGCGTCCGCGCCCGGTATCGTATCCCCTCCGCTGGCCTGCCGAATACCAGGGATAGCTCGCTGGCGGATATAGTGGGGTACAAATCCTCAAGCAGCCGGTCTTCCTCGAATGTCCATCTAGGGCGTTTTGTTGTCATTGTCAAATCCTGCACTTCTCTTGTTCTTCAATAGTCATGTCATGGAACCGCTCGAACATGTCGTAAAATTTCTTCCCTGCCCTCGCTCTCGGTTCAAGCCCGCTCTTGCACGGCCAGGGGCCAAACGGCTTGTTTCGATCCCATTCAAAAGTCCATCCCTCGAATTCGTAAAACTTAGCTATGCTCATGTGGATTAGCATTTCCCTTTCCTCAACTCATGCACCCGCCTAACCTCCTCTGCGAGCCTCTCATCGTCGCCTATCGCTGCCCTGCGCTGGTCGAACGGCAGGGCCAGGATGCGGCAGGCTTCGCGATAGTACGGCAGTGCTAGGCGGTTGAAATTGGTTAGATTCTGTAGTGTTTTGCTGGGCTGTTTAGCCTCTGACGGCACGGCACAGCACCTTTGCGCGTTCGTGGTTGTAGGTCATTCTTCCTCTCCTATCAAAGCAGGGCGCGGGTGCGCCCCGGTTGGGTTATTCAGAACGGGATGTCGTCGTCGAAGTCATCAGCAGGCACTGTGTTATGCGCTGGCTGCTGGCTGGACTGTTGCACGGGTTTCGCCTCGCTCTGCCCGCCACACAACCGAATCTTCTCAACGCGCAGCGTGTGATACGTCTTGCCGTTGTGTTCTTTCTCGCCCTGTTCGCCAGATACTGCTACAAGCTGCCCCTTCTTTAGGTAATCCACCAGCTTGCTTTCTGCCTGCTTCCCCCACAACGCGCAATCAAACCACAGCGTCTGTTCACGATCACCAAAGCCGGACTTTCCCGCCACGGTGAAGTTGCACACAGCGGTGCCGCTTACGGTATTGGTGCGGCAATCCGCGCCCAGGTTTCCAATCACAGTCGTTACAATCATCACATTACCTCGTCGTCGTTATCGTCAACCACCACAGGCGCGGCGGCTTCCAGTTTCGCCAATTGATCGGCGGTTAGTTGCCCTGTCTTCTGGCATTGCGCGATAATCTGTTGCAGCGTCATCTCTCCTTGTTTCATCTTTTCAGCCATTACCGGGTAGGCTTTCTCGAATTTCTCATCCGGGTATTCCTGCGCGGTCACTTCAAGCAGTGGAACATGGTACGGCTCACGCTTCTGCCGGTTGATCGTTAGCGCGAACTGCATGCCCTTCGGGGGGATGTCGGACAGCGAACGGATACGAATGCCGCCAACTTCCTTGCCTGCGTACATTACAGTCGGCTCGAAGTACAGCTTTGCGCACTTACCGATCCATTGGCTGCTGTCCTTTCCCCACGCGCCCGCCAAGATGCGCAGCATGCCTTTGCTGGGCTTCCATGGCCGGTTGTGGTCGCCATCGAAGTAAACGCTGACAGGCTGGTCACCCTTCTTTACTTGTACTTCACGGATGCGGATAACAGGCTCTGCGCCCATGATATCCACTGCGTTAAGCTGGTCGCTCTTGGCTTCCAGCGCGAACCCTACGTCAGTCATCAGTGTATCTCCTCAATCAGATCGTTTTCGTATTGCGCCAGCGCCCATGCCGGAAGTTCCAGCGGCTCATCTGTGCGCTCGTATCCTGGCCAGTCGTTCGTTTCCATGCACTCAGCGTACTGCTCAAGGTCTGCCATGGCCTCGTTGTGGCCGATAGTCAGTGACTCCCCGCCCAGCTCGTAGGGCATGGCGACGTGCGGCGGTTGCTCCTCAACTGCAAGGAACGTGAACGACTCCAGCGCCTTCCCGGTGGCCAACTCATAAACAAACCGATACCAAGCGTCCTGCACATGGTAACGATAGTTATAGACTGACTTTGCGAACGCATCCCGGCTGCTTTCCTGCGTCTTTTTCAGGTCAACCGCGTGACCGGCATAGGTCAGCAAGTCAAAGCGGCACTTAACCGCAACGCCGGTATTCGGGCACTCGGCAAACACGGACACCTCAGCCTCGCCCGCTGGCATGCTGTACTGGCTTCGCACGCTTTCCTGCATGCCTGCTACGTTGTCCGCTTCCTTGCCGGTTAGGACGTATTCCGGGTCATGCACCTTGCAGGCTTGCTTGTACTCGCTGGCGCGTCGGTCTTTCACGTCACGCAGCAACAGGTAATCAACTGAGAACCGCTCCGGCTCAAGAATGGCGCAGTGGATGGCGCTACCGATTGCCATGGCGCGGGTTGCTTCACGCTTTGCCCCGTACTGGTAATGCGCCGGGCTGCGGTGGATCAGATCAAGCCCTGATTTGCTGATTGCCGGGTGCGCGTGGTAATCGCTGTTCGGCATGCCCAGCACCACTGCCGGATAGCTGCCGTCCCAAGCTTCGTATTTGATTGGTTTCATGGTGCCTCCCTTGTTTTGGTTTGACTACGTTAATCAAAAACGGTTAGGATTGCAACACCGCCGCAAACATATTAACGAAAGGGGAAATCATGCTAACACCAGAAACCATCAAACGACGCCTACAGGACGCCAATCTAAAGGCAGTATCCGAAAGCGCGAACGTTCACTACAACGCCCTTTACCGGTTCGTCACAGGTATCACCGAGCGGCCATCGTATGAGTTGGTGCGCAAGCTTTCGGATTACCTGGAGTCCATCGAATGATTCTACGCCCATACCAAGATGATCTAATCGACAAGGCACGGCAGGCGCTGCGAGTCAATCAGTCTGTCCTGATGCAGGCACCAACCGGGGCAGGCAAAACCGCGCTTACGGTTACGATGATGAAGAACGCAGCCGCGCAGGGTAAGCGTTCTTTTTTCTGCGTCCACCAGAACGAGCTACTACAGCAAACCGGAAAGGCGCTATGGAAGCAGCACCTTGAACACGGCATGGTGGCCGCCGGTAAGCGTGCATCGAAACTACCCGCGCAAGTAGCCAGCGTGCAAACACTGGTGCGCCGTCTGGATCAGTACGAGGAGCCAGACTTGATTATTATCGACGAGGCGCACAGGGCGGCGGCGGCAACGTACCTCAAGATTCTTGAGGCATACCCCCGCGCCAAGGTGGTCGGGCTTACTGCGACGCCGCAACGGACAGACGGCAAGGGGCTGGCTGACATATTCCAATCGTTAATCGTTGGGCCTTCCGTTCGCCAGCTTATCGACGCCGGGTATCTATCTGACTATGAGATATTCGCGCCGCCGTCTATGTTCGACGCAACCGGCGTGCAGACTCGTGCCGGTGACTTCGCCAAGGAGCAGGCAGAGGCGGCGATGGATAAACCGACCATTACTGGCGATGCCGTGAACCACTACCGCAAGCTGGCCAAGGGCAAGCGGTGCGTCGTGATGTGTGTCGGCATCAAGCACGCCGATCACGTTGCCGAACAGTACCGGCAGGCAGGCATATCCGCTGAATCGCTCGACGGCACCATGAGTAATGCCGGACGCGAGGACGTGCTGCAACGGTTCGAGCGAGGGGAGACTTTGGTGCTGACAAACACGAACCTGTTAATCGAGGGTGTCGATATTCCGGCCATCGAGGTGGTGCAGTGGTTGCGCCCAACACAGAGCCTTATTATCTGGATGCAGGGCGTGGGGCGAGGGCTTCGACCAGCACCGGGCAAGGATCGTCTGTTGTTGCTGGATCACGTCGGCAACGTCCATCGCCACGGTCTGCCAGACGACCCACGAGAGTGGTCACTAGAGGGCCGCAAGAAAGGAAAACGCAAGGCAAACGATGAGCCGGACGTATCCATCCAGCAGTGCCAGTCATGCTATGCCGTGTTCCGGCCCGGCCCTTCAGTGTGCCCCAAGTGCGGTGCCCCTGTGCAGAAGCAACCGCAACGAGAGCTTGAGATTATCGAGGGCGAGCTGCAAAAGATCGACCTTGAAAGGGCACGAAAGGAACGCAAGCGGGAGCAGGGCGCGGCGCGGACATTGCGCGAACTGGTGGCGCTGGGTATCCGTCGCGAGATGCGAAAACCTGGGGCATGGGCGGCAATCACGACCGCAAGCCGTGAAGGGCGCAAGCCAACCCCTGCCGAATTCCAGCAGGCCAAACAGATTGAACGGGAGCTGAGGGGATGAACCAAGAAACCGCGATCCAGCGCAGAATTATGATCTCCTTATCCGAGGCTGGCTGTACCATCTGGCGCAACGAGACCAGCGGCGCATGGGTAGGCAAGGTAATCCACCAAGCGGGCGACCAGGTAACGCTAACCAACGCCCGAATGATTCGTTTCGGCCTCGCCGTCGGCTCCAGCGACATCATAGGCATAGCACCTGACGGGCGGTTCCTCGCCGTTGAGGTGAAGACACCCAAAGGCCGTGCTACCAAGGAACAGCTAACGTTCATCGAAGCCGTGCGCAACGCTGGCGGCATCGCAGGTATTGCGAGAAGCCCACAGGAAGCATTAGAGTTAATCGGCGGCTAGTCCGGCCAGACGAAAAGCAGCTAGTCACTGCCTGCCGCCACCCTATCGACTCCCTTTGACGAAGGAACCGACGAATGACAACCAAAACAATAGACTGGTACGCCCGCCGCTATACCGAGCTTTACGGATTCGCCCTTGTTCCCATCGAGCCAGGCCGCAAGTTCCCCAGCGTTAACGACTGGGGCAGCAAAACCATTACAGACCCGGACGCAGCCGCGGATTTCTACAGCGAGCATGCAGACTGGAACATGGGCCTGGCTCTAGGCCCGTCCGGTCTGTGCAGCCTCGACATCGACTGCGACGAATCGTTTGCCGTGGTACTGGACGAGTTCGGCATCCCCCCCGACGCGCTGGCCGAATACCCCACCATCCAAGGGTCCACCAAGGGGCGCCGGGTCATGTTCCGCGTGCCTGCCGGTGCCGACCTTCCCTACGCCAAACTCAACTGGCCTACTGAGGCAGACCCGACCAAGCGTTACACGGTATTCGAGCTGCGTGCGGCCACAGACGGTAAGGCGCGTCAGGACGTAGCCCCGCCGTCTATTCACCCAGACACCGGCAAGCCTTACCGCTGGATCGTTCAGCCGCCGAAACCCGGCAACGAGTGGCCAGAGCCTCCCGGCTGGCTTCTGGCTATCTGGGGAGCGTGGGGCGACTTCAAGCCACAATTGGCGAGCGCCTGCCCGTGGGTGGACGATCCTGTTCCTCCAGCACCGAGCAAGCCCCCTCGTGAGCGCCAACAGGGAGCTAGCGTGATCGAGGAGTACACCAGCCGCCACGACCTACGCTCCGAGCTTGAGCGGTACGGATACAAGCGAATCGGTCGAAAGCGTTACCTTTCGCCACACACCACAACAGGGCTGCCGGGTGTCGTGCTATTCCCAGACGAAGAAACATGCTGGATACATCACGCAAGTGACCCGCTATGCAGCGAGGAGTCAGGCCAGCCGGTCAACGCTTTCGACCTGTTCTGCGAGTACGACCATGGCGGAGACGCTAGCAAGGCTGTCAAGGCTGCGGCTGATGCCATGGGCATGAAGCCGACGCACTCAGAGCGAGCCAAGCCGACCAAGGAAGCCGCCGAGCTGATGGCCAGCAATACCGTTGATCCGACGCCAGACGCGTCGCCGCCTAAAGGCCCGTTCGTGGCTCTTGGCTATAGCGGAAACAGCTACTACTACCTGCCTCGCGGCACGGAGCAGGTGGCCGAGATACGCAGGGGGGCGCACACATCGCCCGCCGAGATGATGTCTCTCGCGCCCGTCGAGTGGTGGGATCACGCCTACCCCAAGGAGAAGGGAGGCTGCGACTGGCACACGGCTGCGTCGGCGTGCATGCGCATGTGCGAGGCACGGGGGATCTACAGCCCTGAGCGCGAGCGAGGCCGTGGCGCGTGGTACGACGAAGGCCGCGCCGTACTTCACCTGGGCGACCGCTTGCTGGTGGACGGCCAAGCAACCGCAATCGCAGACCTTCGGAGCCGGTTCATCTATACCCGGCAGGCCCCCATGGAAACCGGCATGGACGCGGTGCCAGCTACAGCCGCCGACGCACAGGCGTTGCTGGCGATATTCGACGGCCTTAACTGGAGCAAGCCGGTTCACGCAAGGATGGCGGCTGGCTGGACGGTCCTTGCCCCGATCTGCGGGGCGCTCAAGTGGCGTCCTCACATCTGGCTAACGGCGCAACGGGGGGCTGGCAAGACATGGATTCAAGACAACATCATCGGCCCCATGCTGGGCGCAGGTGCCATGATCGTGCAGGGCAGCACCACTGAGGCTGGCATCCGTCAACGGCTCAAGCAGGACGCCAGGGCTATCGTGTTCGATGAGGCCGAAAGCGAGAACCAAGGCAGCCAGAAGCGCATGCAAACGGTTATCGAGCTGGCCAGACAGTCGAGCAGCGACAGTAGCGCGGAAATCGTGAAGGGCACGGCAGGGGGGCAAGGCATGGCGTTCCGTATGCGATCCATGTTCCTGCTTGGGTCGGTTAACGTGGCGTTGTCACAGGCCGCTGACGAAAGCCGGTTTTCGGTGCTGACTATTGAGGCACCAGACAAGACAACCGAGGAGATAGATCGATTCGACGCCTTCTCTGTTCATGTCGGAAACACGTTGACCCCGGAATACTGTGCCGCTATCCGGGCGCGTGCGTATCGCCTCATGCCGGTGGTGCGGGATAACGCTAAGACACTGGCCAAGGCCGTTGCCGAGTTGCTTGGCAGTCAGCGTATCGGCGATCAGGTGGGCACACTGCTTGCCGGGGCATGGCTGCTCGAGTCCGACGAGCGCCTTTGCATGGACAAGGCAAGGCAGTACGTCATGCCGCTGGACTTCTCAGACGCCAAGGAAGCTGAGCAGGTGAGCGATGAGGAATCCTTGCTGATGAAGATCATGCAGACTCAAGTGCGTTTCGACTCCTCTCACCATGGCGCACTGACGCGGGCTATCGGTGAGATCGTGGACTGTGCCATGGGTCGCGGCGGGCTTGGCGAGACTAGCGCCAAGGAAGCCAATGACATACTAAGCCGGTACGGCATCAAGGTTGATGGTGACGCGCTTGTCTTCGCCAACACGCATACAGAGCTCGAGCGAGTGCTACGTGACACTCCATGGGCGGCTGGATGGCGTCGAGTCCTGTGCCGGATACCTGGATCAATGCCGGAATTGAATCCGGTTCGGTTTGCTGGCACTCGGTCGCGGGCGGTTCGCGTGCCGTTGTCGTTTCTGTGAAATTGGCACTAGCGTGCCTGTTTTGCGGCTTAGGGTGGCACGCTTTTTCAAAAGTGTGCCGGGTAGTGTGCCGGGTAGTGTGCCACCTGTTTTCCAATAAAATCAACAACTTACTCCAAAGTGTCACGAATGGCACAATAAATAAATAAAGATACGTAAGAGATATATATATAGGTATAGGTGGCTATGGATGGGTATTTTTCTATTCTCTTACATGTCTATCAAACGAAAAAAAGTGTGCCAACCGTGCCACCTGACATAACTCGTTGATTTGAAAGGAAAACAGGTGGCACAGTAGCTAAAAATAAGTGTGCCACCCGGCACAAAAGTGTGCCACCTAAGTGGTTGCTAACATGCTGGGCCGCGTCGTTGCTGGTTTCTCGCTGAATATAAAGTGTGCCACCCAAAGATGACCACCCAACGCCGAGCATCGGAATAACCGCCGCCCCATCCATTCCAAAACGATCTATAAATCCCCGTGACAGCATCATGCCCGGATGGCATAGTTAGCCCATCGAAGCGAAACGTAGAGAGATGGGACGAACCGACATGAGCATGAACGAATTGGTAAAGCAGTCACTCGAAACCGCCGCCGACATTATGGGCATTTCTTTTGACGAAGCGGCCAACAGCCCCGAAGCGCAAGAAATGGCGTTCAAACTGAGCTGCGCCGCCATGGCAGAACAGGCCGCCCACTAAGTCGGCCACCAACAACGAGGAGATAGAGATGAAAGAATTCAAGGGAACGCCGGGGCCATGGGATGTCCATATGAAGGGCGGCACATGCGTGATCGACCCCAGCGGCAAGGTGGTCACCTGTTTCGTATCAAATTGCGAAACAGACCCGTCAGCAGACGTTGCTGATGCGCTATTGGCTGCCGCCTCACATGACCTGCTGGAAGCTGCTCTATTCGCAGAACGTCGCAGCAAGCAACCAGGAGAGGGCAATACAGAATTTTTCGAGCGTCTGGCAGATGAATTCTATGAACGCCACGGCTATCTGGCTCCCGGTAAAGATGACCCTCTACGAAGCGTCTCAATTGAGGAGGCGCAAGAGGAGTGGGGCCGATTTCTTAATGAGCCCGGCGAAGCCCGTCGTGCCGCCATAGCCAAAGCACTGGGAGACCCCCAATGACTAACTACCCCTCAGACAACCCAGTCTGGACCACAAACGACGAAATCCTGTACCTGCGAGGACTGGCACAGCGGGACGGCCACCGCATGGGCGCTCACCGCGGCGGCAGCGTACCGGCAAAGCACATCCTGGATAGCTGGCTGGCGACCTACAAGCGCCGGGAATGGGATATTAACGTAGACGTTGCCAAGTGCCTGCTTGTGGCGGAGCAACTGAGTGAGGAGATGGAAGGATGAGTGATTGCCTCGGATACGACATTGACGGCCAGCCTTTGCGGGCTGGGGATAGGGTGGTGATTGTTGAGGCTGGCGCCAAGCCGGAGAGCGTAGACGGCTACGCGGTGGTTATTGGGCCAAACGCGCATCCGCTTCTCTTTCCAGGTAAGCCTGAGATCTCTATCGACGGGCCATCCGGCATTGGTGACATTTGGTGTGACGCAGTACGCAAACTCCAACCCAAACAAGCCGACAACGAAGCCACCACATGGGAATCCATCGAACAGCTAACCGGTTGGGTGCCGGAAGGGGTGCAGGTGTGACCAAACAACAACTAACCCTAATCACGCTCCTCTCTGACGGCCATACGCTCATGTCAGCGGCCAAGGGCATGGGGAGCAGCCAGACGGCACTGACGAAGCTCCTACAGCGCATGGAGGCGCATCACGGCCTAACCCTGGTGCTACGTCGCGGGCCATCGGTAACGCCCACGGAGGAGCTGCACATGCTCGCCAAGCAGGCAAGGAAGATACTGGCCAATATGCGCACGATGGAGGAGATGGTGGAGCGGGTTAAACAACACGACGAAGCAAACCAAGGAGAAAGCAATGAGTGAAGCAAAAGAAACGGCAAATGAAATTCTGGTGCAGTTATTGCAGCGAGCCGTTGACGGCGTGGACAAGGCGGTTGAGTTCAGTCAGGCGCAGATTCCAGACGTGGTGGAGCAGCTACTGATGTGGAAGGCTCTAGAAAGCTGCATTTATGCGCTGGTCGGCTTATTGATGGTTGCCATTTCCGTTGCCGTGTGGAGATATGGCACTTCGCTGGCAAAGATGGCAAAAAAGGCAAAGGAGGAAGATGAGGATTGGGTGTGGCTGACTCCTGAGGTAAGATGCTCAACGAGTATGAAGTATGATTTTTGTGTTAGCCCGGTCCCGAAAATCATATCTGGGTTAATTGCCTTTATCGGATTCATGGTCAGTACTAATGTCATGACGGCCATTCAAATCTGGGTCGCGCCAAAGCTTTACTTGCTGGAATATGCTACGAGTTTGGTCAAGTAATGGAGCGGATTAAGCGGAGAGAGGAGGTAGAGGGGTGAGAATTAGGCCAGACTTGGTATGCTTTTCGGTATCGCTGCTTTTCTGTGTAATAACCGCAGCCCAAGGCAAGAGGCTCAGCGAAGTCGAACACTACACCTTTCTTGCCATCGTGTGTACTGGATTCATATGTGCAGCGATAAGGCAGGGCAAGCAATGAACACCATCCTAGCCCTATTCTCAGCCACTTGCGCCATCGCTGCCATGGTGGCAGCCAAGCACGGAACGCCCGCTGGCGTGGTGGCTGGTGTATTGCTGTCACTGGCGCTTGGCATAACGGCAATTCTGGTGTAGCCTACCAGCAACAATACCCGCCACGCCTCCTAACAGTGCGCACCCCGGCGGGTTACTTAATCTCTAGGCTGCCTCCCTTCCCCTCAACCCCAAACCGGCAGCCATTTTCCCGCCCGGCCTTGAGCCGGGTTCTTTTTGTGCTAATATCGTCGTATGACTGAATCAAAGGCCATTGGCCGTCCATCCAAGTACACAGAAGAGCTTCAAGCGAAGGCAGACGAGTATCTGTATCAGCTTGAAGGTCTCGGCCATGTGGTGCCGTCAAGAGCTGGCCTGTGCTGTTATCTTGGTATTAGCCGGTCTACCAGCTACGAATGGGCAGAGTCCTATCCGGCGTTTTCGGACACGTTAGAGGCGGTCGAGATCATGCAGGAGCATCTGGCGCTGAACGGAGGGCTGGCAGGCAACCTGAATAGCACCATTGTGAAGCTGGTTCTAGCCAACCACGGATACTCTGATCGCATCGCTCAGGAGCATACCAGCCCTGACGGCTCAATGACGCCAAAACCCGGCATCGACACCAGTCAGCTATCCGACGGCGCTCTTGAGGAGCTAATGCGTGCCCGCCGCGATCAAGCTGAGCAATGATGATTGGCTGAGCATTGAGCGAGAGTACTGCTCCCGGTCCCTCGCCAACTTTGTCAAAGAGGCATGGCATGTTCTGGAGCCTGGCCAGCCATATATCCATGGGTGGCATGTAGATGCGATTTGCGATCATCTTGAGGCCATCACATACGGCGACCTTGCCCGCCTACTAATCAACATCCCCCCCGGCACGATGAAATCAACGCTAACCAGTGTGTTCTGGCCTGCGTGGGAGTGGGGGCCAAAGAATCTGCCGCACACCAGATTTATCGGGGCGTCCCATGAGCAGGGTCTGGCAGTCAGGGACACCCGTAAGATGCGCAATCTCATCATGTCTGACTGGTATCAGGCCCGCTGGCCACTGGCGCTTACCAGTGATCAGAATCAAAAGACCTTCTACGAAAACGAAAGCACCGGATTCAGGCAGGCGTGTGCCGTTGCGTCAATGACCGGTAAGCGCGGCGACAGGGTGGTATGGGATGATCCGCACAGCGTGGAGGCGGCATTGTCAGATGCGCACAGGGAAACAGCCCTGCGAGTTTTCCAAGAAACACTCCCTACTCGACTCAACAACCCGGACAGCAGCGCCATCGTGATCGTTATGCAGCGCCTTCACGAGACGGACGTGTCAGGGCACATCCTTGAGAGCGACCTTGGGTATGAGCATCTATGCCTGCCCATGGAATACGAGCCTGAGCGGCACTGCACTACGTCCATTGGGTTCAGCGATCCAAGAAAAGAGGAGGGTGAGCTGCTGTTCCCTGGTCGGTTCAGCAGGGAGACTATCGACCGGGACAAAAAGGTCATGGGCAGTATGGCGGTTGCCGGTCAATTCCAGCAGCGCCCAGCGCCCCGTGGTGGCGGGTTCTTTGATTGGCAAAAGCTGGAAATAGTCAATGCCGCGCCAGCCAACATGAAGAAGGTTGTCCGCTACTGGGATAAGGCCGGGACGGATGGCGGCGGGGCGTACACGGCTGGCGTCAAGATGGGGCTGACCAATGATGGGATGTGGTATATCCTCGATGTTGTTCGCGGCCAATGGGGCGCGGCAGAGCGTGAACGCACTATCCGGCAGACGGCAGAACTGGACGGCAAGAGCGTACAGATATGGATTGAGCAAGAGCCAGGGTCTGGAGGCAAGGAATCCGCCGAGTCAACTGTTAGAAATCTGGCCGGTTTCACCATAAAGGCAGAAAGGGCGACCGGGGACAAGGCAGTCAGAGCCGAGCCGTATGCTGTGCAGGTTGAGGCTGGAAACGTGAAGGTGGTAAAAGGCCCATGGAATCAGGCGTTGATTGAAGAGCACAAGACTTTCCCGGTGGGCAAGTACAAGGATCAGATCGATGCATCAGGCGGGGCGTTTAACAAGCTGGCCGCGCCTGGATTTGTATTCGCATAGGAGGCAACAGTGAACGCCAAACAAGCCCGCAAGCTACGCCAGAAAGCCCGGCAGTACACTAAGCACCTGCCGGAGCGAACCTATGAGGCAGGCAGGCTAGGCGAGTGCCAGCGCGGTGCCTACAAGGCCCTCAAGTCAGGCGCAGTGCAAGACCGTAGAGAATCGGGTAGCATATAACCAGCCCACGAACAACACAGGACAGCGCCCATGTGGCCCTTTTCACGCAAGTTGCAAACGCCCGTTTACACGCCTGAGCAACAGCTACGGCTGGCCATCAAGTCCGCTTCCCTCCCTGAGCTTACCCCCAGATGGTGGCTATTCGCTCGCCGGGACTATGAGTGGGACGCAGAGACGGCCATCAAGGAAGGCTATAACGCCTCTGCTATCGTGTATGCAGCCGTTGAGAAGCGGGCCAAGCTGCTGGCGTCTGTGCCGTGGGTAGCAGAGCGCAAGAACCGGGAGGGCGAGTGGGAGCCTGCCGAGAATAGCCCATTGCAGCGCCTGCTTGACCGGCCCAACCCTGAGCAGTCCATGTATGAGCTGGTCTATCAGTTCAGCCAGAGCCTGGACCTTGCTGGGAACGCCTACCTGTCCGAAGTGAAGAATGGCCGCCAGCCTGTCGCACTATGGCACCTGCCCGCACAGTACATGCGCCTCAAGCCCGGCACCCAGCAGCTTGTCGACTATTACGAGTACGATGAGCAGGGCACCAAGGTGCGCATCCAGCCCGAGGACATGATCCACCTGAAGATGCCCAACCCTAATAGCCGGTGGTTCGGTATGCCTGTGCTGATGGCGGCGGGCAGGGCGACGGACATCGACCGAGAGTCTGGTGTGTGGCAAAAGGCCAGTTTGCAGAATCGTGGCGTGCTGGATATTCATATCGAGGTGCCAGAGGGCACGCAGCCTGAGCAGATCGACGCCATGAAAGAGAAGTGGCGAGAGAAGCAGGGCGGGCCATCCAATGCCAGGGAGCCGCTTTTCACGTCCGGCAAGGTCAATCAGATGGGGCAGACCGCCGTCGAAATGGATTTCGTGCAGAGCCGCAAAGCTGTCTGGGCAGAGATTGCCGCTGTATTTGGCGTTTCCCTCGCCACGCTTGGATTCACCGAAGACGTTAACCTTGCCAACGCTGAGAGCATGAATAAGCAGTTGTGGGAGAATACCGTTATCCCGCAGCTTGAGCTATTGCGCCGCCAGCTTACCCATTCCCTTGCCGCTGACTTCGGCCCCGAGTGGCGAATCAACTACGACACGTCCAACGTAGCAGCCCTGCGCGAGGGGCTGGACAAGAAGCTAGAATCTGCCGAGCGACTGTACCGGATGGGCGTGCCGTTCAACCAGATCAATCAGCACCTCGAGATGGGGCTGGATGACATCGAGGGCGGCGACGTGGGGTATATCCCGAGCGGTCTGATACCGGCGTCGTTTGATCAGCCGCTTGAGGACTTCGAGCCAGGCGTTGATGATGCTGGAGAAGGTCAAGGAATTGACGTTCAGGCCGGCGCTGGCAAGGTGCAGGACGAGGCGCTAAACGGTGCCCAGATCAGCAGCCTGTCTGAGATCGTGCAACTGGTTGCATCTGGCGACTTGCCGCTCGAGTCTGCAATTGGCCTGATTGCCGCTGCATTCCCGGCACTGTCTGACGAAGACGCGCGCGCCATCCTGACACCCGCTGCATCGTTCACGCCGCGAAGTGAGGGAGAGGGGGCGCAGTAGTGGCGACCCTCACCGGGCGAAGCCGCAGGGCAGAGCAGCGCCTGCAGGAGCTGATGCTGGCAAGGATGTCGCAGCAGTTCGAGCGCCGCCTGTCCCGCGAAATCGCCAGAGCTATGCGAGGTGCTGCATCGTCGCTCAACCCTGATGCGATAGGGCCGGAGCATGAACGCCGGGTTGGCCGCCTGCTCGAAACCGTCTGGCGATCCTCCATGCAGGCCATGGCCGAACACATGACCGGTGCCCAGCGATCATGGCGCGGAGAGATCGAGACGAAATCCCTGGATGAGGTCGAGCCCACCGAGGTAACGGACAGGCTGATGCAGTCGTGGATGAACACGATTGGCGCGGCCAAGATTACCGAGATCACCCAGACCACGCAGAACAGCGTCCGGCAGATCATCAGCCGCGGCATCCGTGACGGCCTGAGTGAGCGCGAGATAGGCAAGCTGATACGCGACACGGCCCCCACGAAATCCGCCAGTCGTGCGCAGACCATCGCAAGGACCGAGGTTCACGCCGCTAGCCAGGCATCGGCTCAGAGCGTGGCAGAAGCCGCGAACCTGGATATGGTCCGCGTGTGGGTGTCGTCGAAGGGTGAGCGGACGAGGACGATTGCGGACGGGGCGAAGTTCGATCATCTGGCGGCGGATGGCCAGCGCGTCGGGATGAATGAGCGGTTTGTGATTCGGGGTGTGAACGGTAACGAGGAGTTGCGGTATCCGGGTGATCCGGCTGGGAGTGCGGCGAATGTGATTAACTGCCGCTGTGCCGTGGTTTTCGAGTTGGCATAGGGCACTGTTTGCAATATAACCAACTGTGCTATAGTGGGCGCGTGGTTATAACCAAAAGCGAGGACGCCGTGGAATATAAAGCCCTGCAATTCAAGGCAGAAGACATTGACGCCGAGAAGCGCATTATTTCCGGCTATGCTTCCACCTACGACCTAGACCAAGGCGGTGACATCATCATCCGTGGCGCATTCACCAAGACACTGGCCGAGAAGGCCGCACGGGTGAAAGTCCTGTGGCAGCACAACGGCAACATGCCTATCGGCAAGCCGGTGAAGATGCAAGAGGACGAAAACGGCCTGTTTGTTGAGTCCTATATTGCCAAGACGGCACAGGGTGATGAAGCGCTAGAGCTGGTCAAAGAGGGTATTATAGACTCCATGTCCATCGGCTACATCGTCAAGGAATCCGAGTACAAGGATGACGGTGTTCGGCTGCTCAAGGAAGTGGAGCTGATGGAATACTCGCTAGTGACGTGGCCCATGAACGAGGCCGCCGTCATCACCGGGGTGAAGTCCCTAGAGCCCAAAGAAATTGAGAGAGTCTTGCGCGAGGCAGGGCTATCCAAGAGCCAAGCGTGTGCTATCGCATCCGCTGGCGTTGCGCGTCTGCGTGAGGCAGACCACAAAGAGCAAGAGGCCGATATTTTGGCCGAGATCCGTAACCTTAAATCACTGTTACAAGGAGCCTCACAATGAGCGCTGAATTGCAGAAAGAAATCAAAGAGATGGCGGAAACTGTCTCCGGCTACCATGCCGAACTCAAGACCCTGAAAGAGCAGCACGAGTCCGAGCTTAAAAAAGCCAGCGATGGCAGTGCGGAAGCCAAGCAGGCAGCCGAAGAGCTGAAGCAGTCCATGGACGATATGGCCAAGCAGTACGAAGAGAAGCTGACTGACCTGATGGCGCAGATGAAGCGCCCTGGTGCTGGCCAGCCCGAGCAAGCCAAATCCATGGGTCAGGCGTTCGTCACTGAAGCCAAGGAAGCCATCGACGGCGGCAACCTGCTGGGCAAGAGCTACAACCTGAAGGACATCACTGGTGCTACTGGCTCCGGCGGCGCACTGGTTCGCCCTGATCGTGACCCGACCGTCTACCGCTCCATCGGTGGTATGCGTCAGTTGCGCATCGCTGACCTGATCCCGGCCATTCCGACCAGCTCCAATGCGGTCGAGATCATGCGTCTGGCTACCGTAGGCGACCCGGCTGCACCGCAGGGAACCACCATCGGCACTGGTGAGGGCGAACTGGCCACCAAGGCTAGCACCACCCTGACTTGGGAACTGGTGACTGTCAGCATCCCGACCATCGCAGTGCACACTAAGGCATCCCGCCAAGTGCTGTCTGATGCGCCGATGCTGCAATCCATCATCGACTCTGAGCTGACCTACAAGCTGCAGCTCGAGTCTGATGACCAGTTGCTCAACGGCGACGGCACCGGCCAGAACCTGACCGGCATCCTGGAAGATTCCAGCATCAACGACGTGGGCGAGCTGGCTAGCGGCACGGCTGCTGCTGACGTTCCTGCTGCGATGATTGACCACATCCGTGCGGCCATCACCGAGTGTCAGGTTAACGAGTACTACAACATCAACGGCCTGGTGATGAACCCCGTTGACTGGCAGACCTTGGAAACCGCCAAGGCGACCGACGGCCACTACCTGCTGGTAGCGTTCGCGGCCACTTCTGGCGAGACTCCGACCGTATGGCGCGTGCCGGTAATCGTGACCAACGCGATTGCAGAAAGCACGTTCCTGCTGGGCGACTGGTCTCTAGGTGCGCAGCGTTATGTCCGCGAGGGCGTATCCATCCGCACTTCCGAGCATCACGATGTGAACTTCACTCAGAACGCCATTACCATTCTGGCGGAAGAGCGGTACGCGCTGGGCATCAGCCGTCCGCTGGCATTCTGTAAAGGTGCCTTCACCGTAGCAGCGTAATGGAATGGGGCGGTTCGCCGCCCCTTTTCCTTTCTGGAGCAATCCATGAAATACCGAGTAGCAAAGCCATTGCGGTACTTCCATATCGGTTCCGAGATGGATATTGACCCCAATACCCCCTATTACTCCCGCCTTATTCAGAGCGGCATCCTTGAGCCTGTGCAAAAGCAGCCCAAGGCAAGCAAGCGAGAGAAGAAAGTCATCGAGCCCGACGAGGTGAAGAATGACGGCGCGGACGAGTGACCCGCTAGCATCCCCGGTTTTGGCCGCTGATCTTGCCGAGTATCTAGGCGTTGATGCGACCGATCCCCTGCTCCCCGGCGTGCTGCTGTCGGCGACTGATTCTGTTATCCAGTTTCTGGGCTATGACCTTGAGCCGAGAGACTGGACTCTGACTCTATGGGACTGGCCGTATAGCGGCACCAAGACATGGCCGAACCTGTCCCCGTCTCCGCACTCCCTTGACCGTGTTATCCCGCTACCCTATGCGGCGCTGATTAGCGTTACCAGTGTTGAGGTTTACGGCTCAGTGACCACGGACTATGTGAGCCGCTATTCTGCCCTGGTGTTCAATGCGGGCATCCCTCGTGATGAATACAAGAGCAATACTGACCCGGCCATTGTCGTTAACTACCGCGCAGGCCGTGACCCGGTGCCTGAAGCCATCAATCAGGCCATAATGGCGCTGGCGGCGTTCCGGTATGAGCATCGCGGCGAGTGTGACGCCAACGAATCCCTCACAAAGAGCGGTGCGCGTGACATGCTCAAGCCTTGGGTGAGCCCCTGCAATGTGGTGGTGTTCTGATGAAGTGCTGTGACCTCTCGCCAGGCAAGCTTCGTCACACGATCGCCATTGAGCGCGAGACGCGCACACCTGACGGTGCTGGCGGCGATACTATCACATGGGCCACGGTGGCCAGGCCACGCGCCTACATCAAGCCTATGAGCGGCGGTGAGCGGTTCCAGGCTATGCGGATTGAGGCGAATGTCACGCACCGCATCTTCATCCGCTACCGCACGGACATCCTGACCAGCGACCGCATCAACTATAACGGCAGACTGATGCAGATACGCGCCCTGATTAACATTGAAGAGCGCAACCGTTGGATTGAGATATACGCAGACGAGGGGCAGGCAACATGACCACCTACGTCGAGGGCACCGAGGAATTGCAAGCCAACATGGCCAAGCTGGCTGAGCGGTACGGCAAGGATATTGCCAAGGCTGCTGTGACCGGTGGGCAGTTGGTGCGCGGCGCTGCTGTTAAGTCGATCCAGAACACCAGCAACGGCCAATCAGTGACCCGTTATCGCTCAGGCGGAGGCGGATACCAGCACACGGCCTCATCCCCTGGTGATGCACCAAATACCGATACCGGGCGGCTGGCGGGCAGTGTTCAGGTGGACGTGCGCGGCGATAACGTCTACGTCGGCTCAACGCTGCGATATGCCGGGCATCTGGAGTTTGGCACCATGATTATGCGCCCCCGCCCATGGCTAAATCCCGCCCTTGAATCCGAGCGGCGCAATATCGAAAAGCTATTCGAGCGTGCCGCTGACCCGGAGGGTAAGGTATGAGCATCGAGGGGCAGCTACAGACGGCCATCTACAGCAAGCTGCAAGCCCTTAGCGTGCCGGTCTACTCCAATGGCGCGGTGCCTGACAACGACGTGGCGCGGTATGCGGTGATTGGCGACGACACCCATATACAGTGGGATACAGACGGCAGGACTGGCTTTGAGTCCACCGTGGTCATTCACACATGGGACACCACGGCAGCCAACCGGAGCCAGCTCCCCATCAAAAATGTGATGGGGGAGGTATATAACCTTTTGCACCGTGCAGAGCTGACTCTTATAAGTTATGATTCTATAGGGCTGGATTTTGAATTCAGCGAAACGTTCATCGACCCTGACGGCCTTACCCGGCACGGGGTTCAACGATTCCGAGTCTTTACGAGGGCGTAGCAATGCCAGAACAGTTAGGCCGCAAGGTCACAATCAGCATCGGCGGACAGATTCGAGCGACTGCCCGCACCAAGACACTAACCATCAATAACGAGATGGTCGACGTAACCAGCGACGGCGACGACGGGGTTCAACGCTTCATCCATGAGCCGGGGCAGAAGGCTGTTGAGCTGTCCGTCGAGGGTATGTACGACACCACAGACGAGGCGCTGCAAGACCTTGCCCTGTCCAATGACCTGTCCGAAGATCTGATTCTGGACTACGGCACCTTCACGATTACCGGCACGTTTGTGATGCCCACCTATTCCGAGGGCATGACCTACAATGACGCGCAGACCTTCAGCGCCACGTTCAACAGCTCCGGCGCAGTGGTCAAGGCGGTGACTCCGTAATGGCTCGCATCTGGGATGACATCGCGATTGAATGGGAGGGTGAGTCGTACACGGTGCGGCCCACTCTAAAATTCATCAACTTCCTGGAGCAGGAAGAAGGACGATCAATCAGTAAACTGTTTGTCCGTATGCAGCAGCGCGACCTACCCAGTGGCGTTGCGTGTGAGCTGATCGCCAAGACGCTTCAGTTTGCCGGTGCGGAAGTAACGGCAGAAGAGGTGTTCGAGGAAACGTCCGGCGGTATCGACATGACCGCTGTGACGCTGGCAAGCAAGATCCTTATCGCCTGTATGCCAAAGCCGAAAGACCCGCCTCCGATGGCGTCCGGTGACGCTAAAAAAAAGCCGTCAACTGGGAAGCGGACTGGCGCGAAGTCTACGGCATAGCGGTATCTGACCTTGGCATAGCACCGTCCGAGGTTAGAAACATGACGTTAGGCGAGATTGACGCCTGTATCTGGGCCAAGATTCGCCATGAAAAGCCGGATACCGACATGATGGAAGAAATGTACCAAGACCTACAGGAGGCGCTAGGAAAATAATGGCAACCACAGTAGGCGGTATCCGTGTTCGCATCATCGGCGATGATTCTGATCTCCAGAAGAAACTCGCTGACTCATCCAAGGCGGTGGCCAAGTATGCCGCCGCTGCCGGTGTGGCTGCCGCAGCCGCTGCAACCGCGCTCACCGTGCAGGGCCTCAAGGCCGTTGACGCACAAGCCAAGCTCGCCCGCTCCCTCAATACCACCATTGACTCCCTTCGCGCCATGCAGATGGCGGCCAGCGAGGCGGGGCTTGATGGCATGGAAGGCTCCCTTGCCCGTCTGAACCGTCGCCTTGGTGCGGCTGAGATGGGCATGGGTGACGCTGCGGTATCGGTCAAGGCGCTGGGCCTGAACCTGCAAGAGCTCTCTGCCATGGAGGTGGACCAGCGTGTTGCCGCCATCGCTGATGCAGTTCGCGATAGCGGAATGTCCATGCAGCAAGCAGCCCGCCATGCTCAGAACCTGGGGTTTGAGCAGGCAGAGGCGGCGGCGTTCTTCAAGCAGGGCGGCGACTCTATCCGCGCCTACCGTGAAGAAATCGAATCGCTGGGGCTGTCCCTGTCTGAGGTAGACGCGGCCAAGGTCGAGCAGGCTAATGATGCCTTTGCTCGCGCTGCGACTATCATTGAAGGGGTGAGCCAGCGGCTTGCGATTGAATTCGCGCCTATCCTCACCGCTGTGAGCCAAATGTTCACGGATGCTGCCAAGGAAGCTGGCGGCTTTGGTGAGGCGACTTCTGATGCATTCCAGTTTGTGGTGGATTCGTCTGCTTTTGTGATGAATGCGGTAGAGAGCATCCGAAGGGTGTTCGCTGTCACGGCAGATCTCATTATTACGTCATGGGCGACCGTAGCCACGGCTGTATCTAATGCTGTTCTCAAGGTTATCGAGGTGGCCAACGCCGTGCCAGGGGTCAACCTGGATGCCGCCGAGGAGTCAGTGCGCAATTTCGCCGTGCAATCTGAGGCGGTAGCTAAGAACGCATTCGAGAATATCCACAAGACACTGATGGAGCCACTTCCCGGCGACGTATTTCAGGGATTCGTGGCTGATGCCCGCGAAGCCGCCGAGGAGGCCGCGCAAGAGGCTGTGAAGCTGAACGACTTGCTTCGCCCTGACCTTGGGGGGGGTGCGGGAGGCGAGTCCGAGGAAGAGAAGAAGCACCGGGAAGAAATAGAAAAGCGTCTTGAGCGGATTCGTGAAGCGAACATGACCGAGGCCGAACTGGCCAATGCCAAGTTTGAGCAGGAGTCAGAAGCACTCCAAATGGCGCTTGAGAACCGGCTAATCACCGAACAAGAGTGGATGGAGCTGGAGCGGCAGCAGAAGGCCCGCCACGAGGACGAGCTGACCGATATTGAAAAGCGAGCGTCTGACAGGCGACAAAACCTTGTAGATCAAGAGGCTCGCAACAAAGAGCAGGCCACTAAGGATATGTGGTCGAACCTTTCCAGCTTAATGAACTCAGAATCCCGCAAACTATTTGAGATAGGCAGGGCGGCAGCCATTGCCAATACGGTAATTAGCACATGGGAGTCTGCTGGTGATGCGGCCAAGTGGGGCATGAAAATAGGTGGCCCGCCTCTTGCCGCTGCATTCGCTGGTGCCGCTGTTGTTGCTGGGTTTGCCCGCGTGCAGTCCATTGCCTCACAGTCATTTGGCGGCGGAAAGGGAAGCGCCGGTGGAGCTGGTGCGGGGTCTGGATCAGTGCAGACGGCGGGCGTTGGCATTCAGGGTCAGCAACAACAATCCCAAACCATGTTCGTGCAGGGCATCAACCCGAACGACCTGTATTCCGGCGAGCAAATGGTGAGCATGATCAATATGGCGCAGGAAAACGGGGCAGTGTTGAGGGTTTCGCAATGACAGTAATCAGCACAAACCTAACTCTTGGCCCCGGCGACTACCCGCTCAACCATGCGCGGATACTGTACGAGAGTATCGCCACCATTGACAACGCTATTGGCTCCAGCGAGGCGGCAGGGTTCCCGGCTGTCTCTGCGGTCAATTCAGACACCTATGAGTATTGGAAGCCCGTCACAATGCCCGCCACCTTCACGGTGGATGCCGGTGTAGCCAAGGACGTGGACGCGGTAGGGATTGCAGCGCACAGCTTCGCCACGGATAACGTGACCATCACCATCGAATACAGCACGGACGGCTCGACATGGTCTGGTGTGTCTACTGGATCGTTCGGTGCGCAGGATGGCACGCCTGTATTGGCCCTGTTCGATAGCGTATATGCTCGCTACTGGCGCATCACTTTCGCAGGCTCCACGGCTCCCCAGATAGGCGTTATCTATATCGGGCAAGCCTTGCAGATGCAACGCCCCTTCTACGGCGGCCATACACCAATCAACCTTGGCCGGGTGACTGACTACATTGGCAACATGAGCGAGGGGGGGCAGATTCTCGGGACGTTCGTTATCCGCAAGGGCACTAAGACGCAATACGATTGGAATAACTTGACGGCGGCATGGGTGCGCGAGACGTTCGACCCGTTCATCCGGGCGGTCCGTGGTGCGCGGCCTTTCTTCCTTGCTTGGAATGCGCTGACGTTCCCGCGTGAAGTGGGCTATCTGATCGTAGGCGAGGACATCCGCCCAAGCAACACCGGGACCAGGGACTTGATGCAGGTGGGATTCACGGCACAGGGGCTGTCAGATGAGTGAGAACGAAAAGACAGGCGCGGAGCCGTTTGAGCGGCTTCTGATGTACCCGGACAAGTGCAAGCTGGAATGGGGGCAGGGCGCGTGCTATGCGGGGCGGACGAACTTCTTTCCTAGCAGCGAGTTTGATTTCTCTTCTTCCTTCTGGGAGAGCGGCGGATTCATTGCAACAAACGAACTCCCTGATGACCCTTTTGGCGGCAATCTGACAATCCAGCTAGAGGCTGGCGCAGGAGACGGTCAGATCAACGGGAGCCCCGATGTACCCGTGGGCTCGGGGGCTGGAGGAGACACGATATACTACACCTTCTACCTGAAGTATTTTGATGCGAGCGAAATCGACCGTGTCATTTTCTTGGTGCAGAACTCTGACCTTGATTACTCTGGCGTGGCTGTCTCTCTGGGGATTAGTGGCGCAGCACCATCTATCGCCGCATACCTGAATGATGAATATTTTGAGGCGTATTCAGTTGAGCAAGTGGGCAGCTCCGATCCTGATGGCCATTTCTGGGCAAAGGTAGAGGTTTCGATTCTCAGGGAGAATCAGTCCGACCCAACTGCTGTTAGGATTTGGCCTAGAAACGGGGGCATTCTCCCCAATGTTGGCGAGTCGGTATATATCTATGGCCTGACCGCAAGCACACGAGAGGATGAGGACTACGTTCCCACCTATGGCACGCCTGTTAATGCCATTAGCGCAACCAAATGCTACAACACCCGCGCCACCTGCCAAGTGCCTGATGTGTACGACCGTGGCGAGCTAGAGCTGAAATTCAGCTTTAACCAGCGCCGTTTGCCCCGTGGCGAGTATCACATTCCTTCACTGACCGGCGTGCGCATCACTCCCGGCTCTATCAATCCCGGCGGCTCTGACTCCAATGTTTCGGCCATGGGCAAGCGGGCCACTATCAGCGCGAGCTTTCAGGATCATACCCACTCTGATTTGCTGGTTGATCCGTATGTCGCTGAACGCGACTACGATCCGAAAACACGCGGCACGTTCTGGAGCAAGTGGCGGGCACGAAATCCGTACTACATGCACAGGAAGCTGGTGTATGAATCCGGCTATATTCGGGATGGAGAGGTGGTGGATTCAATCACGCGCACCTTCTTCATTACCGGGTTCTCCGGGCCTGACTCTAATGGTCGCGTGAATATCAGCGGTAAGGACGTGCTGACGCTGGCGGCTAACGACAAGGCCAAGGCCCCGTTTGCGTCTACAGGCAAGCTGGATTCTGATATTACGGATTCAGCCACCAGCCTGACACTAACACCTTCTGGCATTGGCGACCTTGAGTATCCGGCATCTGGTTTCGTTCGTATTAGCAAGGAGGTGCTGGAGTTCACGCGCACAGGCGACGTTTTGACCGTTACGCGGGCGCAGTACGGCACCGAGGCCGACGAGCACGACGAAGGAGACACGGTGCAGCTTTGCCTGGTTTATGAGTCTGCCGCGCCATCTGACATTCTGTACGACTTCCTGAACACCTATGCCAAGGTGCCGGACGAGTTTCTGGACAAGGCGCAATGGGATGCAGAGCAGCTTGATTATCTGCCTCGACGCTACTCAGCCATTATCAGCGAGCCGGAAGGCGTCACCAAGCTGGTTAACGAGCTGTGTCAGCAAATGCACTTCACGACATGGTTCGATGAGCGTGAATCTCTGGTCAAGATGCGGGCTGTGCGGCCTGCTGAAAACGATACCATCTATGAGTTGAACGACGACGCCAACTTGAAGATGGATTCGATTCAGTGGACCGATAAGGCCGACGAGCTGGTCACGCAAGTGTGGGTCTACTATGGCCAGATCAACCCGACCGAGAAGCTGGATCAGGGTGATAACTACGCGGCTCTGGACGTTATTGCAGACTTGGATAGCGAAGGCGCAGACCGCAACAACCTGAGCCGCATCAAGACCATCTATAGCCGATGGATTGACGCCACCAACGGCGCAGCGGCTATCGACCTTGGGAACAAGATTCTTGCCAGGTATGCGTCCGCCCCGCGTGAGTGCACATTCTCTCTAGATGCCAAGGACCGGGATGTGTGGCTGGCCAACTTCGTGCGGCTCACTAATCGGTTGCGTGTGGACTTCAACGGCCTGCCCACTCCGGTGAATATGCAGGTGTTCGAGGCGCAAGAGTCTCAGGCCGGGGCCACGTTCACATACAAGGCGAAGGAGTACGTCGCCCAGCTTACCAATGACGACTCAGTGCAAGACCCGAATGTGAGAAACATTATCATCTCGGCGGACACGCTGAACGTGAATCTGAGGGAGCTGCACGACAGCCAATACGCGCCACCGACCGGCACCGAGACCATAACCGTTACAGTGCGCAATGGCGTGACCTTGGGCGGTTATGCTGCGGATGATGGCACGAACATCCCCTACGGACAGCGCGACACTGGTAACGACTTCTACGACGGCGGCACTGGCTCAGTGTCTGGCCTGAACGCTGGACAGATTCCAATACTGCAACGGCGCGGCATTGGCTCGCTGCGCACCACGGCAAGCGGCGCAGCCTACCCTGACGGCGGCGGCAATGCTGACTTCGAGATTCGCGAATACCCCATCAGCACCGCTTTCGATACCGGCTCATGGCCTGCTGGCGTGACGCTGAATATGGTGCTCGAAGGCGGGGCGCGGATTCTTGGCGAGGGCGGGAATGGATCTACGCATGGGTTGAGCCAGAACGGAGGCAGCGCACAGACTACTAGCAAAAAAGCAGCCCCCGGTGGAGATGGCGGGCACGGAATTCGCGTCCAGTATCCAATATCGGTAACCAACGGCGGCATTATTGCGGCTGGCGGTGCTGGTGGTGCGTGCTGTGTCGTCGAAACTGCGAATATCCCGGCTAAGTATATCATTGTGCCCGGTGGT